TAACACTATTTGTTTTAACTAATGATGGGTGGTTTGATAATCTTATTAATTGTTCTATCTCTGAATATTCATTGTAAATAGCTTTTTGTAAATCAGCTATGTCGGTAAGGTCTGATTGACCAATCCCTCTTTTGTGACTTTTGGAATTGTATAAAATAACTGCTGGTATTTTGCCAATCAGATTATCGGCAGTATCTATTACAACAGGTTCTTCTCTTTCAGGCATATAAACTGTATCAATCCTGTCAGGATACCAAACCCTCATATATGTTCCATTGTCTTTATCAACTTCCTCTCTTATTTTTAAATAATCTAACTCATACTTTCCGTTAGGTTGTCTTTTAAAATTCCAATCTAAAACATTTTCAGGAGTCACAATAGATACGTAAGGTCTAATATCTTGTTGTAGTTCTTCTGCTCTAGTGCTTGTTTGAATATTAGGTTTATCTAAGATCATAAAACAATGACCATAAATAGATGCGTAGTTTTGTGCTTGTTTAATAACTGAATTAAAATTGTTACCCTCTAAGTCAGCGTCTTTTAAAAATGATTCTAAACTTTGTTCTTCTGCTAAACTTTCAAAGTTTCTTGATGGTTTTACTCTAAATAAAAATGATGAATAGATTTGTATTACGTTTCTGCAATGATTATCGCAAGGTGTATTAGCTAATCTTTGATTGAACTCGTTATCTAACTCTAAATTATATCTATTTAAGTATTGACCTAATGTATAATCATATCCACCATTATAAGATCGTATATAGTATTCCCAATTAGTAACTGTTTCTTTATAGTCTTTGTGAACTTCTAATGCTGAATCTCTATTATATGCCATTACTTAATCGCCCATCTTGTCGGTTTGGAAAATGAAACATTGCTAGTAAGGGGTTTAATAAAATCAATTAAGTATCCTAAAGCATCATTCATATGGTCAAAACCTTGTTCTTTGTCAGGAATATTTGTGTTTTCCTTGTATATTTGTCTTTGTAATCCTTTTATCATTGTTTTGCAAGATTTTGAAACGAAAATATGTCTATGACCTTTTGAATCTTTAAGTTTAGAATTTACAGCATTAACTCTATCTCTAATTGACGGGTGCTTGTGTTTAACTTTTACTTTGAAACCAGCGTTCTGCAATATAGATAAATCAGTTCTACCACCAGCAGAAGTTTTACGTTGTTTAGAAGCTGGGTCAGGATAAACGAATATTTGTGCTTTAGAACCATATCTATCTCTTATCTCTTGGCACATTTCATCAGTATTACTTGAATAAATTACTATCTCATCTACGACATAAATCTTATCTTTTTCTATTTGTGCAACACAAGCTGACATTGGATCAACGTTAAAGTCCATTCCTAAATGAAAAGGTTTAGTCCAATCTATTTTCTTATCTATTACTGAATCAACGGGGTGGAAGTTGTAATAAACAGCACCAGCATAATTCTCAAAAGTTCCCTCAAACTCTTGTCTAAAGGTTCTTATATCTATGTCTTGTTTTGCTTGTTCTATTTCTTCTTTAGAAACCATACCACCTTGAATAGTAGTATATTGAAAACTAGCCCATTGATCGTCTTGCTTACCTTTAAGATACATCTCATAAGACCAATTACCATAACCTTTAGGCGTTCCACACATCATAACATTTCCTAAAGTATCTGATACTGATGCTCGTAATACTTCAAACCAAGTTCTTTTGTCTATGTCTGCAAACTCATCAAGTATTAAAAAGTTTAATCCTGTTCCTCGTAAGGCATCATAATTATCAGCACCTTTTAGTGATATTGTACTGTTTGTTTTTCTAATCCTTATTGTAAGAGTAGTTTCGTTTATATCCTCAATCCAATTAAACTGATTAAGCATTTCTTTTAAATTAGACCAGCATATCTCTTTAGCCATTTTAAAAGTCGGTGCTACATACCATATTTGCTGGTTTGGTTTAGATGCGTACTTCATCATTTCAGTAATACATAGATAAGTCTTACCGAATCTTCTGCCTGATATTAATACTCTAAATCTTTTATTACACGAACTGACTTCGTATTGTGGCTTCGTTAATTTAATTTTCATATTAACTAGATACTATTCCCTGACATTTAAAATTGACCATTATCTTACCTCTGATAACTTCGTCCATACCTAGTTCTTGGTTTATAGTAATTGCGTTTAAATATCCAGCAGTAGCACAATCATAAAACGTATTGTAAGGTTTTAATTGCGGAAATGGTTCAGAACATTGTTGATAAACAGCAGAACATATTTGTAAAACAAGTATGAACTTCACTTTCTTTTCTTTTTATAGAATAATCTATTTACCCGTATTTTCCATATCCACGCTGATATTCTTGAAGCTATATGCTCTATTTTTCTTAATATAAAATCTATCATCTTTTTCATTTAACTATTATTTTTTTAATTGATTTTGAACCATCAATATTTAATTCTATTTCTGCTTCACCTGACCAACATTGATACCTTACATTTTTACTATACTGTCTCTCAGCTATCCTTTTATGGCGGAGACATTGAGCCATACCCTCAGGTTGAATACGGGCTTCCTTAATATCCCCGCTAACAAACATTAATAATCCTACCACAGCTTCTATCATTGTGTTTTATTTCCGTTTCCGTTGTAATACATATCTCTATTTTTATCTTTTAGTTCTTCAATGTCCTCTAATACCTTATCCATTTGTTTTCTTAAAAATTGTATATTTACTTTATTCAATGCCATATCTTCAATATGTTTATTTAATTTATCAGTAGTTTTATAAAGGTCTTCAATCATCATAAATTGTTCTGAGTCTGCTGGTAAAGAACCCATCTCACCTCTTGGCCATTTTATCCTAAACTCTGAATTCTTTTCTAAATCAGAACTCATAAGTTCTAATTTTGTTGAGTGTTGATTTAATTTTTCTACGATTCCAAAATAACCCCATACACCTACTGCAACAATAGCTATCAAACTAGCAACTGTCTTCATTGGCATCTGCACCTGTTGTTCTTCTCCTATTTTAAGTGCCATAACCTTTTAATATCCATTCGTATATCTTTTTTAGAATCTTTCTAATCTTCTTCATAATTTAAAATCCTTACGCCAAGTTCGCATTGCCCAAAAAGCTGGAGATAAACTTTTCTGTCCTTTTACCTTTGCAAGTATGGGACGGAATCTCGCAAAAAAACTTCTCCGTCTCGCTGGGTCGTTTCTACCTATGCTCATACCCTTTGCTCCAAAGTTCACCTTTTGGACTCTACCTGTTCTTCTATTTCTGACAAATACTTTAAACTTCTTAACGTCTCCACGCTGTACTTTGTTAAGCTTAACTGTTCTTCCTTTGTACTTTGCCATAACTGACTAATAGCACAAAAGCTTCAAGTATTAAACTTTATTGTGGTTCGTGGCCGCTACAAATATACCCTATGACCTGTTTCCCATTATATTCGTGATAGACGTGGTTAGAGAATAGCTTACGTTTTTTCTGTTCGTGAACTCTTACATTATGATGAAACCAAGCAGAGCAAGATTGCTGTATCTCAAACGTCTCGATTTTAACATCTCCAAACGTAGTGAGATAGAGTAAAGAAATTATAATTGGCTTCATCTTTTAAACTGCCTTAACCGCCAAGCGTGGCAGATATAGTTATCTTTAACAGCTAGTGCGTTCCATTTACCGCAATAGTTCCTACGATTACTGAATAAATAACAGTTGCCACAAGCGGCTTTTGATGTTGTCTTTTGGAAAGATTGAGGAAGTTTATAATCTATGATTTCTCCACTAGGATAGAAATTACTTCTTTTTTTTATCATCTTCTATTTTGTTTTTGTAGAATAATTTAAGAAAAGCTTTATATGCACCACCACCATTATAATCAGCTTCTTTATCAGCTTCTTTTTTAAGCTTATCTAGCATCTTATTAAACTCTTTAGCTTCTTTGTCACTTACTGTCATTTCTTGTCCTTTATAACTTTTATTAGTTGATTTCCAACTGTTGATATTGGGTCTAAATTAATATCTTTAGTAGAGCAACCTGTAAATAATAAAATAAATATTATGCTAACGACCCTGACCACGATATTTCTTCCAACTAGCTTTTTTTGATTTATTCATTGTACTAAAGTTTGGTCTTCTTCCTATGCTCGTGCCTTTAAATGTTTTCTCATAGATAACTGTCTGACCAAAGATATTACCTTTTTTCTTAGCCATCTACTTTGTCAGCTTCAATGATTAATGGTAAAGGTTCAACAACATTTTGAGTCTCAACTTTGTCTCTCATATTTAATTCGTTCTTACTTAACCAAACCATCATATTTGGATTACCTTTTTTAAGTGCGTTCTCCCACATCTTTTTTCTTAAAGATGCTTTTCCCTTGTTTTTATTTACCTCGATAATTTCGGCATAATTTCTTTGTAGTGTTCTAGCAGAGATTCCCATAACACCACCTATTTCTTCTTGTGTGCAACCAATAGATGCTAGATTTCCAAGTATTTCTAAATCAATGTCCTTTTTGGGTCTGCCGACAGGTTGCTTTTTTTCTGCCTTATTTGTCTTAATTTTGTCGCTTTTCATTTGCCTTATTTATAACTCATTTCCAC